ACTTTTTTGTGAGTGGTTTTTATAAGCTATACAAATCGCTTGAGCATGTAGAGAAAGTCAGAATACTTGTTGGCTTAAGTACGGATAAGAACACGTATAACCTCATTCAACAATCAAAAGAGCAAAGTGAAATTCCACTGATGTCTCAGGCGCAAATAATTGAAAAAGCACCTGATGCTATTCTTGATGAGTTGGAACACTCTGATGATTCTGTTGATGTTGAAGAGGGTGTCACCAAGTTTATTGAGTGGCTAAAATCTGGTAAGCTTGAGATAAGATCATATCCGGATGAAAGAATCCATGCTAAAGTATATATAATGTCTTTCGTTAGCGGAGACAGAGATGCTGGAAGGGTAATAACAGGATCGAGCAACTTGACTCAGTCTGGATTAAAAGATAATCTGGAGTTTAATGTCGAACTAAAGAGTAGAGCTGATTATGATTACGCAAAAGAAAAATTTGAAGAGTTATGGCAAAAAGCTACTGATCTTTCAATAACCTATGATGATACAATAAGAAACAAATCTCCTTTTGCTCAATTTACTCCATACGAATTATACTTGAAGTTTTTATATGAATACTTCAAGGAAGAGCTGAACCTACCAGACAATCTTGAGGATATATATGTCCCTGAAGGGTTTATTAAACTAAAATATCAAGAAGATGCTGTAGTAAGTGCCAAAAAGGTTTTAGAAGAATACGGCGGGTTGTTTCTATCAGACGTTGTGGGCTTAGGTAAGACATATATGTCTGCATTATTAGCACAGCAACTTGATGGGAGATCATTAGTAATAGCTCCTCCCCATCTTCTTGATAAGAATAATCGTGGGTCGTGGCCTAATGTTTTTGGAGACTTTAGAGTTCCGCACACTGACTTTGAATCAATCGGAAAACTTGAATCTATTCTCTCTCGTGATGTATCGAAATACAAGAACATATTCATTGATGAATCTCACAGATTCAGAACAGAGATGAACCAGACTTACGCTATGTTAGCACAGATTTGTCGAGGTAAGCGTGTTATCTTAGTTTCTGCTACACCTTTGAACAACTCACCGGACGACATTCTAAGCCAAATGAAGCTGTTCCAAAATGGAAAAAACAGCACTATCCCCAATGTCAAAAACTTAGAGGCTTTCTTTTCTCATTTAAAAAAGAAACTACAGGGCTTGGATCGAAAAACTGATAGGGACGAATATATTAGAATTGTTCAGGAAAATGCAGCCCAAACTAGAAACCACATCCTAAAGTACTTGATGGTGCGGAGAACACGCAACGACATCATCAAATACTATTCTGATGACCTCAAAACACAAGGTCTCACTTTCCCCAAGGTTATTGATCCCGAGCCTCTATTCTATCAATTCAACACTAAAGAAAATGCAGTATTCCTCGACACAATGAAGATAATAACCCAGTCCTTTGTATATGCTAGGTATCGGCCACTTACCTACTATAAAGGTGATGTGGATCATAGAGATATTCAAGGGCAAAGAAACTTGACCAAGTTTATGAAAATTCTACTGATCAAACGCTTGGAAAGCAGCTTCTATGCTTTTAAGCTTACGATTGATCGTTTTCTGAAGTCCTACGAGAGGGTCATCAAGGAGTTTGAGAAGGGTCATGTTTACATAAGTAAGAAGCATATCACGAAAATCTTCGAGTTGCTAGACGCAGCCGATTACGACACAATAGAGAAATACATTGAAGCTGATAAAGCGATTAAGCTTGATGCGAAGGATTTCCATCCTGATTTCATCAAACATCTGAAAAGTGACTTAGAGACACTAGAAGATATTCATAGAACGTGGGCTACAATAACTCGAGATCCGAAATGGGAGACATTCGCAGATGTGCTAAAAGTAGATAAACATATAAACAAGTCAAAAGCAATTATCTTCACCGAATCAAAAGAAACTGCTGAGTACCTTTTCAATAGAATAAGCAAAGAAATAGACCCTAAAGCTTTATTGTTTTCCGGATCATCCAGTGAGTTACATCGTAAAGAAGTTATTTCGAATTTCGATGCAAAGGCCTATGATCCAAAAGATGACTTTCGTATTCTGATCACAACTGAGGTGTTATCTGAGGGTATAAACCTTCACAGATCTAACATTGTAATCAATTATGACATTCCTTGGAACCCAACCCGCCTGATTCAAAGAGTAGGGCGTATCAATCGTGTGGATACAGCGTTCAAAGAGATTTATACATACAATTTTTTTCCCACAGAAGAATGTAATGACGCCATTAAGCTAAAAGAGGCAGCAGAAGCTAAGATACACGCTTTTATAGAGATGCTTGGTAATGATGCTCGATTACTAACCGATGGTGAAGAAGTCAAGTCTCACGATCTATTTGCTAAGCTAAATTCGAAACAGACCATTACTGGGGAACAAGAAGAGGAAGATAGTGAACTTGAGTATCTAACGGAAATCCGGAAGATCAGGGATGAAAATGCCGAGCTGTTTACGAGAATTAAAAGACTTCCCAAAAAAGCACGCTCAACAAAGCTTATGCTATCTCAAGGAAGTAAACACAATCTGGAGTTACCCGGACTTCTAACATACTTTAGGCAGGGAAGGCTGGATAAGTTCTTTGTTAGTACGATTGCGAGCAAAGACTCCTTGGAGTTAGATTTCTTCCAATCTGTACGCATACTAAAACCTGATGACGTAAATGAAAACAGGAAAGATATCCCATTGCACTTCTACGAAATGCTAGCCAAAAACAAATCTGCGTTCGAATTTGCTACAAGTATCGAATCTGAAGAACAGATGCAGAGTCATAAAGGTAGTACCAATGAAGTATATATTGCCAAGAGGCTAAAATCTAATGAAGTCAAGAAGTATCATGGTTTCACTGATATTGAAGATGACTATATAACCTCAGTGATTAAACTTCTAAATGATGGAGCATTACCTAAACACATTGCGAAAAAGATAGCAGACAAGCTTAAGAATGAGGTAGACCCCTTGAAGATACTCGGTATCCTTAAGTCAAATATCTCACCAGATTTCTTTAATCCAGTAATAGCAAAAGACGCTGCACAAGGGTTTAAACCGCGTGAAGTAATTCTATCATCATATCTATTGGAGGATGAATGACCAGACAACAGGCTTATGAATTAATAAAAACCACGTTTACACAATCGTTTGATAGAGAAAGATTTGCACACTTCATCAATGAGCTTCTGAATGGGTATGACCAATCGAAAGCAACTTCTTACACAGGTCAGATGGTAAAGTATGCCTTCAAAGAACATGTGAATCATTGCCATCGATTAGGCACCTATACAACTCCCCAGAAAGAAATAATTGATATCCTTACAGTTCATCTTACCAAGGATAGTAAACTCGAGAGAGCCAGAACTGCGATAAGAAACTATGTTGCTTATCATCTTGACCAACATGGAAAAGATGCTGCATTGGTTGCATTTGTTTCTCCCTCTGAAAAGCAGTGGAGATTCTCCTATGTAAAACTTGAGTACAAAACAGTCACCAAAGAAACTGGCAAAGTAGGCACTGATACATCTCTGACTCCAGCCAGACGATTCTCATACATTGTAGGAGAGGGCGAAAGCTGCCACACGGCTCAAACTAGATTTGTATCGATGTTAGAGAACACGCAACATGGTCCCAGTATTGATGAAATTCAGGACGCGTTCAGTGTGGAAACGGTAACGGATGAGTTTTTTAAGCAATATGTAGTCTTATTTAAGGTGTTTTGTAAGGCTCTTGATAATGCAGTAAAAAGCGATGCAAACCTGCAAAATGAGTTCCTAAGTAAAAACGTTAATCAGCTTGAGTATGTAAAAAAACTCATGGGTCAGATAGTTTTTCTTTATTTCTTACAGCGAAAGGGCTGGTTAGGGGTTCCAAAAGATAGAAGCTGGGGAGAAGGCCCCAAGAATTTTCTCCGAAAACTTATCAATAAGGAATTCATTGATTACGTGAATTTTCACAACGATGTGCTTCAGCCGTTATTCTACAAAACACTAGCTACTGATCGAGGGCATGAGGCTTGGTCAACTAAACTAAACTGTAGAATTCCTTTTTTAAACGGTGGTCTGTTTGAACCAATGTGTGACATCAATTGGGAAAATCTTCCCATAAAGCTCCCCAACTCACTGTTTACAAACACCGAACGCGTCGAGGAACATGTTTATGGCTCAGGGATTTTAGATGTTTTTGATAGGTATAATTTTACTGTTAACGAGGCTGAACCATTAGAAAAAGAAGTTGCTATTGACCCAGAAATGTTGGGTAAGATTTTCGAAAACCTAATTGATGAGAACCTAAGGAAAGGTCAGGGAACCTATTATACGCCACGTGACATTGTGCATTATATGTGTCAGAATAGCTTAACAAGTTCTCTTTATAATAAACTTATATCTGATAATGTTTCCATATCATTAGCCGATGTTCAAGAGTTTATCAGAATTGGTGATCAAGCAGCTTTTTACGAAGCTTCAAGACTTTCAGGCAAAGACAGTTACCCAAGAGAACTCCCTGAGAGTATTATAGATCATGCAAGACGGATAGACGAACTACTTTCGGATATTACTGTTTGCGATCCAGCAGTGGGTTCTGGGGCATTTGCTGTTGGCATGATGAACGAGATAGTTCGTTGCAGATGTGCCCTCACTCCCTTTTTTAACACTGCTGTCGAGAGAAATCCTTATCATTTTAAGAGACAAGCTATTCAACACTCAATTTATGGAGTCGACATAGATCACGGGGCCGTTGATATTGCAAAACTTAGATTATGGTTATCGTTAGTTGTTGATGAAGAGAACATTGATCATATAAAGCCATTGCCAAACCTTGATTATAAGATAGTATCAGGCAATTCACTGCATATAATCGAAATTGGAGTGTTCAACTACTCAATACTGAAGAAGATAGAACTGTTGAAAACGAAACTGTTCAATGAGACGGATCACGAGGAGAAACGCTCTCTAAGGAATGAGATAGATTCGGCGATGAACGAGATTACAGGAGGGAGAGTACATTTTGATTTCAAGGTATATTTTTCAGAGCTATTTCATGAAGAGGGGGATGGCTTTGATATCGTAATTGCAAATCCCCCATACATAAACTCAAGAACGATGTCTGCCACTGACCCGATAACAAGGCAATTTGTTCAATCTGTATATAAATATACAAAAGGGAGTTGGGATATCTATATAGCATTCTTTGAGTTGGGATTTCGGATACTGTCAAAAGAAGGGTGCCTTACTTATATTACCCCTGATAAATGGACATCTAGACCTTTTGGAGATACATTCCGTAAGGCAACAACATCAAAGCTTGTATCACTACTAAAAGCGGGTAGGGATATATTCGATAGCGCAAACGTCGACGCTATTGTATCTCACTATAATATGCAAGGACCAAGAACCATAGACGTACTCGATTACAAAAACAACAATACTGAGTATATTCGTAGTATAATAAAGAATGATCTACGGCCCCCATATGCCTATGATTGGTTTTTTTCAGAAAATACCGAGATTCTTGAAAAGATGGAGTCGAGTAGTATTGTATTGCAGAATATTGGCTTATGCGAAAATGCATGCGCTACAGATGATGCTTACAAGTTAAAACCATTTATAGAAGATGGCCATGAAAACGTAGATCCATCTGATTACTTTAAGGTAATTAATACTGGAACTATCGGAAAGTTCCACACGAAGTGGGGCCAGAAGACTATGGTATACCTTGGTAACAGGTACTTGTTTCCAATCGTTAGAAAGCGAGAATTTTTAGCTGCTTTTACCAATACATACGGTTTCAAAGCTAAAAAACAGAAACTGGTACTTAAGGGATTAAATCTTCTTGATGTTTGTTTAGATGAGGGTGGCAATTACATTCCCGGCATACCGACACTTATAATTACTGCAAAAACGTTGAGATTACTGAAGCTCTTAATGGCTATCTTGAATCATCCTTTGGCAATTCACTATATTAAAAAGCGTTATCCTTCTTCATCATACAATGGCGGAACAACATTTACAAAAGACATGATCAATAATCTTCCACTACCTTCGATCAGTAGTGAATCCGAAGATCGTTTAGTTGAGTTGATTGATCAAATTTTGGTGTTGAATTCTGTGGAGTATGATCGTATAAAAAAGATTCACTCAGAACTAAACGACATAGTATATGGTCTCTATATGATCTCAGATGAAGAACGTAAGCAGATAGAGAAATGTAACTGATCAAGTTAATTGGTAAATGTATATAGGACAATGCTATGGAAAACACGTTTACTCCGAAGGGGGATTGAATGAGGTTGTTTAAGATAGATCGTAAGGATATTTTAACCGAAGTTAGAGAGACTAAGATAACAAAAGAAAAAACCTTACAGAAAATGACTGAGGATAATCTGGGCTTGATTTTCGGTCTTGAATTGGTATGCTCAGAATTCGCAGTTGACAATTATAGACTCGACACACTTGCTTATGACCCTGAGACAAATTCTTTTGTTATTATTGAATACAAGCGTTGCGAAAACCGAAGTGTGATTGATCAAGGTTATGCATATTTGGGTAAGATGTTGGATCGTAAGGCGGAATTTGTTTTGAAATTTGGAACTATCAAGAAAAAGATGTTTGTTGCAGAAGACATCGACTGGGCTCAATCTAGAGTGTACTTCGTATCTACTTCATTTAATAGCCATCAAATGGGCGCTCTTATTTTCAACGATCTGCCAATATCACTTTGGGAAGTCAAGCTATATCAAGACGGTTTCATATCGTACCGCAGAATAGACCATACTAGTACTGGCACAAGCATTAAAAAACTAGCTCGAAAAGACTCAACAATGAGAAAGGTCTCTAAACAAGTGGTAGTGTATACAGAAGAATATCATACAGGCAGAGCAAGCGAAGATACCATTGAGCTTTATGAAGCCTTGAAAGAGGATATACTTTCAAGATGGAATCTGATGGTAGAGCCCAAAAAACACTATATAGCCTTTAAGAAAAAGTCTAACGTGGTTGATATCATTATCCAGAAATCCCAGCTAAAAGTATTTATAAATATACCGAAGGGGAAGCTAATAGACAACTTGAATCTTGCAACTGATGTATCTGGTATCGGAACTGTTGGGAATGGAGATTATCAAGTTATCATAAATGACGACAGCAATTTTTCCTATGTCCTTAGCCTGATTGAGCAATCAGTTAAGCTTCACACATCGGATTAATACAGCATTGATATGAGACGATACTGGTTAATCAAGTCATTGAATGAAAGAACAGCTTGAAGAGGTGTTTATGAACGACGCACTTAATGCAGCCCATAATCTTACTGGAATTGTATTAAAATCTGGTTGGGAAGTTCTTGAAAAGATACCGACTGATAACACTACTGGAGGGTACTTCTCAGTTTGTTATAAAGTGAAGAAACAAGACAAAGAAAAAGTCAGAGTCTGCTTCCTTAAAGCGTTTGACTACATAAAGTTCTTTAGTCTGCCAGGTGGTGAAAATATTGCAGACAGAATGGCCGAAGTAACCAATGCCTTTGTCTACGAAAGAGACATCTCGAAGGTCTGTAAAGATAATCATGTCAGCAAAATCCTAGCGGCAAATGAAGCTGATATAGAGATACTGCCAGAATATGTCATTCCTCAAGTCCCTTATCTGATTTTTGATTTAGCCTCTTGTGATGTCCGACAGAAAATTGCGTACACTGGTGAATGCAATATTGCTTGGAAGTGTAAATCTCTACATAGTGTTGCAGTTGGTCTGAAGCAACTTCACTACATTATGGTCTCTCATCAAGACCTCAAACCTTCTAATGTGTTAGTGCTAGATGATGACACATTAATCGGGGACTTGGGCAGATCACAATCTCCACTCCATAAATCTCCGTTCAATGATCAGGAGTATTCTGGAGATTACACATATGCCCCACCCGAGATAATGTATGGAAGTTACAATAAAGACTGGAAACTTCGTGCTTTCGCCATAGACTTATATTTACTCGGTAGTTTGGCCGTCTTCTACTTTACTGGATTTAGGTTTTCTACACTTCTTTATGATAATATCCCTGATAATTTTCATTGGAGAAACTGGCATGATAGTTTCGATTCGGTAAAAGACTATTTGCTAAATGGCTTCTCTGTAGCTCTCCAAATAGTTAAAGAGGAATTGACGAGAAGCATTGGTGATAATATAGTAACAAAAGACTTGTTGGACATTGTGTCGTATCTATGTTACCCATTTCCCGAAATGAGAGGACATCCTAAAACTAACCTAGTTAAGCAAAGTGTTACAAACGGAAATCCTTACGATCTAGAAAGAGTAGTGTCTGCTTTCGATCTATTGCAATTTCGGGCACGATTTCTTAGCAGGTAAAGTATGGCTGTATTTACTGTAAACAAAGACAGAAATGTTATTCCAAACTTCCGAAACCTGACCAAAACAACACAATTAGGTGAGCTGGATTCAGTAAACCAATGCTCAGTTAGTTTGATACCCAGCTTTCATGATATTCAATCACTGGCATCAGATTGGAAAAAAACACCTTCATTAGTGATAGCATTAGACTTAATGAATCATGCAATTCTATCAGACAATAAAAGCTTAACTGAGGCAATAGAAGCGGCCAATTATGTTTTTTCGCATCCTGATTCAACTCAAAGGCAGAAGGACTTTGCCGGTAAGTTCATCGGAAAGGACATCCTCAATGAGAATCATAACTACAATGTGTCTTTTCAAGATTTTCTGACGGATGAGAATCGCCAAAGGATAAGGCACAAGATTAAAGATCTTAAATCATTTGTAATGATTTATATTCGAAATCCATTTGCATATGTTGAGTTAGCCAGATTGTACTCAATCGTTGGCAATAAAAAGCAGGCTATCAGATCGATAACAACAGCAGCTCATCTAGCTCCCCATAATAGATATGTCATTAGATCATTGATCAGGCTTGCCGTGCATTATCATGAAGAGGATTTGGCCTTATTCTGCCTGCGCCAAAACCAATATCTGCTTAAAAAAGATCCATGGATATTGGCTTCAGATATTGCTGTCACAACATCATTATCTCTACCAGCTACTAATGTCAAGAAAGGTATCCAACTGCTTGAGTCCTGGAACGATAACATGTTTCACATATCTGAGTTAGCAAGTGCAATAGCCACTCTAGAACTAATGAACGGAAGTCGAAAGAGAAGTAGAGGTTTTTTTAAGAAAGCAATAGAGAATCCGAATGACAATACACTTGCACAGGTTGAATGGGCAAATAGTAAAGATTCTCTTCTTAACATCGACGTGAATTACGAGGATCTAAATACTTTTTATGAAGCTAAAGCTCGGGATTCTTATTTAGCCAAAAAATGGCAAGATGTTATTGAACTGACTCAAAAGTGGTTCGTGGATCAACCGTTTAGTAAAACGCCTGTGTTGATTGGTGCTGATGTCGCAGGCTCTGTTTATCAAGATTACGATACAGCCTCTATGTTTTGTAAAGCTGGATTGATATCCCATCCTAACGATCCTCTGCTATTGAATAATATTGCATACTATCATGCATTAAAAAACCAGACAAAAGAAGCCCTCGAATACTTAGATAGCATTAATTTCGCTAATGCTGACCAGATTACACAGCTATGTGCAAAGGCTACCCGGGGTTTGATTCACTTCCGTAATAATCAGTTCCAGCAAGGGCGAGTGTTATATCAAGAAGCTATTGAAGCTGCATATTCGAATAATAATGAATATTTGTATTTCGTTGCGTACCTAAACTATGCGAGAGAAGAGATTATAGCCAATCCCGCCCAAAGACAGACATTCATTGAGCAGGTTGAAAAAATACCCGGAGGGTTGTCTTTGGACATTGACTGTTTAAAAGCGTCGATCATTGGAAATAGAGATTGATGTCATTATCCAATGATTGCAATTAGTCGCTGAAAAGTACGGTTGTTGTTCTGCACTTCCAATGAAACGGTGGAAACGGAGTATGCACTCCGGAGACTCCTACGGGGTTCATCTCTGAGTCGTACTCGATCTGATCATCCTTGATCCAAGGGGCAAGAGCTTTGATGTATTCCCGGGCATCATCAAGGCTATTGGACTTGGTATCCAGAGCCATGAGGTTATCCATCACTTCAATGGCATCGTTCAGGGGATATATCTTGTCCTGGGCTGCCAGAGCCCGGCAAATGTCGCTGGTGCGGTCATCCAGGATCACCACTAGCTTGTAGTATCTTGCTTTGGCTTTCTTGTATCCTTGAAGCCTTCCGAACTCACGTATTCTGAGTGCTGTGTGCTCTGCCAGGCCCTGCCAGTAATGAGAGGAGCGGTTGGCGAGGTCATTGAACTGATCTTTGAGGGTGTCTGCCAGCATCTCTTTGGTATAGCCTTGCTCGATAGCTTTGGAGAGGGTATCTGCAAAGTTCTGCCTGACATCAGCTTCAAAGTGATTGCCGATCCAGAACAACTGCTGTTTCTGGATAGTGGATGAGAGATACTGATCTTCGATGCCCCAGAGTCCGATGCTGGTCTTGGTGGGGGCTTGCACTTGAGTGTCTCTCAGTCCAAGCCGCACACAGCGGTCTATTATCGCTTTGGTGGGATCATTGACCAGGGCTGCGAAGTCATCTCCCAACTGGGTATTGATGATGCCCATAAGCTTATCTATAGAGTCCTTGTTTAGCTTCTCTGCTCGCGGCATGTCACTCAGCATCTTGATGGCAAGCCCGGCAGCATCCTTGATCTCAGTCTTCCAAGCATTGTTGAGGACCCGGTAGTATTCAAGCATGAGCTTATCGTAGTAGTTCATTAGAAGGAGAATCTCCTGACCTTGACCCTGTTCCTGCCGATATCGTATTCCGAGAAGCGTTCCAGACATCCGGCCAGAGCGTCACATCCATCGATATAGCCATCAGGATAAGTGAGGAACTGGGATATCAGGGTGGGAGTATCCTGACCCTCCGGAAAGAGCACCTTTGCCGTCTCAATGATGGTCTCGGTTCTCTCGATGCGAAGGTTCTTGTTATCTTTGTTATCTATGCGCTTGATGCGGTGACTGATGGGTGGCAGATGGTTATCGGTTGCCCATCGATCAAAGTCTGCTAATATTCTGCCTTGTCCGTAAGTGGTTTCGCAAGCTGCCCTGGCTTTCACTCGGTAGGTGCGATCCAACTCCTGATAGGCATCATAGTAGCATCTGAAGAACTTTGTGTTCTCAGTCTGCCGTATCCATGCATGAATCACATAGAACCTGTTTCCATCATAGCCTATGGAGATGATGGCTTTGAAGCAGCCTTTCTCTCCCCAGGCAGGATCGGCATAAAGCCAAACCCGCTTCATCCTGGCTGGCTCAGGTAGAGATCTATACTTGGTGAACCAGTGGTTCTTGAAGATGTTCCCCTCGATTACTGGCTGACCCAACATCTCCCTTTGATAGCCTGTCAGGCCGAACTTGGCTCTTAAGTTTGGCAGAGTGGCAGTAGGGTATTGATCTTCCCATATAGACTTGCCATGCTGATCTTCGAGAGAGAAGCGTAAAATCGCTTTTTGGTGCGTTTTCAGAACCGACTGGTATCCCAAGTCCAAATCCGGGTTATCGGCCCGCATTTCGCCTAGTATGAGTTCCTGGAACTGACAGATGGCATAGTTGGGGTGTACCAGGTTACCGAGCCAGATTATGCGGCCGCCACCCTCTGGTGCCAGTGCTCCGGCAAGCTCCTGGGAGATCTTCTCCATCCTACGTTTACCGATGGACTGGTTACCCATGTTCTCTTCTTTATCGATATCATCACAGACGATCAGTCCGGGCCTCTTAGCTGTCTTGGGATTGATAGTTCCTCTATGGCTCTGCTTGATACTCCTGGCTCTGATCCTGGCTTTATTCTTGAGATAGAAGTCCAGATCGAAGGCATCCACTGGCTGCAGCTCAGGATAATCGATGGTGAGCCGCTTATTGTTCTGCAGTTCATGTAAGGTAAACGCTGTCCTCTCCTGTGCCAGATCTATGTCTGCAGCAGTATGGATTATGTAGCGCTCACCTTTGATGATCATCCAGATCGGATAGACCACTCCCATGAGAACCGTTTTGCCCAGCCCACGAAAACCGGTAATGGCGATGATGCCTGAGCCCTTATCAGTCTCATCGAACATAGTCTCGTGCGCTGGGCAAAAAGGTAGTGGGAAGATATGCGGGAAATAGGTATGGCAGAAGAACGAGAAAGCATCCCATCCCTCTGCAGTTGTCCTCCTGATCCGTTCTGCTTTGGCTTCGGGATTATCGTCTATAAAAGGCAAGACGGAGATCGTTTTGGATGCGATCTCCGTCAGAGCCTTGTTATGCCGCTGAATGAACTTCTTAGGCATAACCGGGTAACCCCCCGACGCCCAGGGGAACGGGCGTCGGGGACCCGGAGGTCGGAGGACTGACCATGTCGGGTTGTTGGCTTGGAGGCTGTAGGTAGGTTGGAAGGTTCAGCGGAGCCGGAGGCAACGGCTCCGCTGTTCTGTAGGCTTGGAGGGTTTGGAGGGTAGGTTGGTTTGTTGGTTTGGAGGCAACCATGTCGGTGGCTGTATATCTATCCATTTCTAACTCTTAAGAATTCTGCAAGATCAAGGACAACGCCCTGGAACTGCTTGAGCAAGGTCTCGTGTCCCTTCTCGATCATGTAATCAGTTACCTGATCCAGGAAGCGTACGATATAATCGTTCAATTCCTTGGATGGCTCTGAGTCTTTCTGGTTCTGCTTGATCAGGCTTACCAGACTCTGCAGAGCGGTATCGGCAGGATTCTTGGCATATTCTCGCAGTGCCTGGATGAGTGCCTTCTTGCGGGCTAAGCTGATCTCATGGTCGAGCTTACGCTCTTCCTTGAACATCTCGTCCCACTTGCCGGACTTGATCCACTTGCGGACGGTGATATCGGAGACTCCGAAGATCACCGCCAGCTCAGTGGGTTCGGTCTTGCCGTTCAAATAGGCTTCTTTGCAGTTATCCCGCTTGATGCGGAACTCGATGGAGTTACTCATACTCGGGCTTGACCTGATTCTTGGTGATGTATTGGTTAAGGTCTTTTCCGGAGCAGCGCAGCTGTCCGTTTTCAGTAGTGCGAAATGCACGCAGAGGGTTGGCAATGTCTCTGATCCAACGATAGACGGTTTTCCTGCTCACTCGGAGAGCGGCAGCAACCTCGTCCGGTCGGTAGTTGCGATTGACGTCGAACACTTTCATTGGCTCCTCTGCTGTTATCGTTTCTATGGATGCCATGTTTCAATCTCCCTTGCTTTGATCAAATCAGGGTGGGCTATCATGAGACAGTATCTACAGGGCACTGAAGTTCAGTACGATTCGGTTGTAGTTACCAGCCTCGTCTCGCACTGCGAAAGAGATGTACTGCTTGGTGGAAGTGACCAGGATAGCTTTATCGATCAGTTCCATAGCTTCTTTCCAGACCGGGTCTTTGATCTTGTATCTGCGCAGGGCGAAGATGCGATAACGAGCCAACTGACCTCGCTTATCAACTTGGAAGGCTTCGTTGATGATGGCCTTAAGATTGTCACTCGAGTCGGCAGACCAGGCTTTGATGCACTCATCTATCTTCTGCTTGGCGAGTTGCAGCTCGATCCCGAACTGAATCTTCTCCCGGAAGCGCATCTCGATGCGGAATTTCTCATCGAAGCTAATGAGCAGGGCATTGCCCTTCCATTCGAGGCCATTCCTGCGAGCAGCGTCGTTCAGATAGTTCTCGATGATCTGGATCATTTTCTGTTTGTCAGATAGAATCCGTTCCTGCAGTTTGATGGCGCAGTCCATCGCTTTCTTGACTGCGGCGTCCTTTTCCACTATTTCGGTGTGCAGCACCTTGACTGGGAATTCCCTACCTTGAGCATCGGTTAAGGTGCGTTCTTTGATTGGCTTGCTCGCTTTACTCATTTGAATCCTCCTTAGGATCGCTTTGATTATTCGGTGATTGATTGATCTCTTGTTTCTTGATGTAGGACTGGAACATGGCGATGACCGCTCTGCGCTCCTTCTTGGTGAGCAGGTTCCAGTGGCTTTTGGAATAGTGGCTTATCGTGAATGCCCGAAGCTGAGACTCGGTCCAACCGACTTGCTTCATCAGGGCATGCATGTACTTGCCCTGCTTATCGTAGTTGTATTCGAGAGGTCGGCCATGCCTGCGGTACTTGAGCATGATGGCCTTGAACTCGAGTAGCTTGTCCTCGGATAGGGCTCTGAGCGAATCGCCATAGCCCATGCCGTTCATGATGAACTTGAAAGCTTCAATCGGCCAGTGGAACTTCTTGACCCTGAGGCCGTGAATCTGTTGACGTAGTTTTCGTTCTCTCTGTTCCTGATCCATAGAATGCCCCCGATTGGCTGGTCTTACAGTGCTTGTTGTAAGTGTTGATCCATGCGCTTCTTAGTTTTGTACGGCGCTCTTTGCTTGGGTGGCATCCCGGCCTTGCTGCGCAGTTCGCCTAGGATGCCCTTGATCACAATCGATCCCACCATGGGGATTTTCTGGGGGTCTAACACGCAGTATCCGCTTTGATCGATGCCGATTACCTTAACCGAAGCCATTGCCTCCAGATAGAGATAGATCCACTGCCTGCTGCGTCCGTAGATCGAAGCGAGGTGCCGGATGCTGCGTATTTTCTGGCTGGCGATAACCTTAAGCAGTCTCCCGCACTCCATCTTACTGAAATCCAATTTCTGCGAATGCGTGTTAACCAACTTGAAGTCATAGCGATGGGCATAGACATAGATCTCTTCATCCTTACAGATACGCTTGATGTTGCCTTCGGCTAGCATCGTGTGCATAACCTCGTTGACGATCTCCAGGGGAGCGTCCGTCATCTCGCAGACCAGTTTCTGGTTGAAGGGACGTCGGAACTGGAGCATGAAGCGGCGTACCAGATCTTGCTGTGTCATAAGGCCTCCCTCAGCACCAGCTCAGATAAGGGGGTTTCTTTGTCAGTGCGGGTTTCCAGCATATGCATGACCTTCATGGCCTGCCGCAGGTTGCCCTTACTGTAGTTCCAGACGAAGTCTGTGGTGGTCTTATCGACCGGATCGGTCATCACTTTCTTGGTGACTTTCATGATATCCTCCTTGGTGTTATCTTGGAATTCGTAAAAGTAGTTGCAGCGGTCAAAGTAGTGGGAATCGATGCGGGATAGTTTATCCTTGGCTTCCTGCATCCCGATCAACAGGATCACTGCCAGGGTCTCGTCAGCCAGGTCCCGGATCGAACCTAGTAGTTGGTAATAGCGGAAGGCATAGTCGATCTCATCGATGATGATCACCGCATCCTGCTGTTCACATAGGACTTGAACACACTGCTTGAACAGCGTGTTGGTCGATCCATGCGGGATGTAATCGCCATAGCCATAGTTTCGGTATAAGCTGCTTAGCAGTTCTTTGGCGAAGGTCTTGGGAGTTGATGTAGCTTCCAGGCGCAGGTATGTATAACCATTGCGGAAGGCCGTTCTGGTGGCGAAGGTGGTCTTGCCCAGTCCCGGTTTGCCATAAAGCATGCCCAACCCGACGATCTCCTGCTTGGGTCGTGTGAGCAGGAAGTCGATGCACTGCTGGGCTCTGATCACATTGACGGTTTGGATGAGTTTTCCTTGTTCCATGATTATTTCCTCTCTACTCCGATCCGGTTCAACATCTCTTTCAGGCTGATATCCGAGCTTGGATGCTTAGCCTGGTTATCACTATCGTCTTTGGTCTGCTCCTGGATTATTTCCGCTTCCAGCTTCGCCATCTCTTCCAGCGGTTCCGGAACTTCTTGAACCACCGGATTCTGCTCGTGGATAACTATCTGTTCCAGCCTGGCTATCTCCTGCTCAGGACCCGGCAGGGGAGCTTCCAGCATTGGCGGTTGAATGAAGGTGGGGTTCGCAGTAGACATCAGCAGCGGCCTGACCAGGTTCTCGACTACATCCGAGCTATGACGGACGGTGAGTTTGGTGCGCCTCTCGATCTGTTTGTGGTAGCGTTTGATCTCCCGGGTTTCCTTGTTCAACTCGGCTTGGGAGATGGGATTGCTCTTATCGAGATGTACGAAGGGATTCTGCGACCTGCGAACCTCGGCTTGGCAGATGAAGTTGTCTTGCAGGTCATAGACCACGATCCAGCGCAGATCTGCCATATCGTAGCGGATAATGACTTCCTTGCCGATGTGTTCCATCAGCTTCGTATCCCAGTACATCAGCTTGTTGAGAACGATGCCGTTATTCCGCAGGGTCTTGCGTTTCTCGGTCATCATCAGGAAGTTGAGCCGCTTGGCTTCGATTTTGCGTTCCGCTGGCGGCTTGACTGCGCTATACACCGACCAGGGGGTCTTACCGCCCAGTCCGCTGTGTGGAGTCTCGCCATACATCTTGCGGATATAGAACCCAATCATCTGCATGGCCTCTTCCAGAGTGGGAGGATTGGCTTCATACAACTTCTTTGCCCACTTCTCGTTGCGCATCAGCGTGGCTGGTTTATCGGCCACCGATGCTCCCCGGAAGCTGCTGATGAAGCGTTCGAACTGCTCCTGGAAGGTCTTGAAGAACCGTTCGATGATCTTGGCTTTGGCATTGTAGCTTTCTGCGAAGGCCACTTCGATGCCCAGCCTGGGGAAGATACCCGCCAGGTCACTGGTGAGGTCATGATCCTGCCACTTCTCATTGAACAGCTTTGATCTGAAGGCTTTGCCGTTATCGAGATAAACGTACTTGGGAACCCCACCCCAGTTGAGGATGGCATTTCTGAAGGCGATCTGGATGTGTTGGCTGTCCTCGGTATAGGCGAGTGCCGCTCCTACCGGATAGCGGCTTGCCCAGTCAAAGACCATGATCATGGTCATGCGTTGGGCTTTCCCGGTCTTGGGATTGACGATGTCGAAGGCGAGGGTATGACCATCGGCTACCCAGACCTGACCCACTTTCAGTAGCTCATTATCCCGTTTGATGGTCTTGACGATCTCTTCCGCCACTGCCTTGCTGCCTTGCCTTGCCTGAGTCCAGACGGCAGGATTGTTCCGCATGTAGTCTTCGCACCAGCGTCTCAGGGTCGGTATTGAACTGGGAGATTCCAAAGAACCCAACCTGGCATAGCTCTTGAGGGTCACGATGGCAGAGCCGATCTTGATCTTCTGAGGCGAGAGCAGCAGCTTCATCAGGAAGTGCTGTTCCAGATAGGTAACCTTGCGGCCCCGGACTTGGTTCTTGCTCTTGTGGATCAAGGCGAACATATCCCGGTTGCTTTCAGTGTACTTCTCCACCCATAACCTTAAAGTACGTTCCTGCCTGATTCCCTTGATCGCTTTCAACTCGGGCACCAAGAGCCCTGCATTGTATTCCTTGGCGATCAGCTTCCACTCTTCCAGCTTGGCTTCCGTCTCAGCCAGGCGATTCAGCACCGTCTCGCAGAACTGGGAGTGGAGTTGAGCCTCGACCATGCAACTGAGCAGTTCCTTGCTCTCCGGCTCCAGATTCAAGCTGGCGGCTTCGATCTGCTCAGAGATCGTTACGGGCTCGATAGCCTGTGTTTCCTCTTCCTTATATATAGGAGAGGCGATCTCAGTTGATGTTGGCGCTTCCTGTACATTTTCGACGGGAGCAGGTTTGATTCTGCCGACCACCTTCGCATTTATCTCCGTTTGGATAGTTTTATCTGATCCATTGGCATACTTCGTGAACTTGATCGGGACTCCGGACTTGATTAGTTCCGCTATCCTCCGGCAGTCTGCGTCATATTCTGCTCTGTCATACTGGCCGATGATCTCTTCCAGTGTTTCCATTAATCCTCCTTGTATCCTACTTTGATATATGCTGTGATGAACCGGCAGTCCCGTTTATCGGAGCCCATGTTCATCAGCTCCCGATCCAGGCAGACTCCCTGCTGGTTCTTACTCTTGCAGTCGGCTATCTCCAGATCGAGAAGCTCACCTGCCGCCAGAACGAAGGTCTTGGTGGTATGGCTCTTCCCGCTGGGCACCAATCTGTTGACCGCAGGCAGGTTTCCTTCTTTCACCAGTCTGCGGATCGTCTTGATCGACTTGCCTGTCAGTTCTGCCACCCGTGCAAGGGGCAGCCAGATCATCGTAAAATCTCTCTCCATTTCATATCCTTCCCATGATATCCGATTACCTGTAATTGGACTTGGACAAATTGTAGGTGCCGGACTTGGACTTGGACATGGACATTCCTCTGGACTTGGACATGGACTTGGACACGGACTTGGACATTTTTCGTAGCACTTGGACACAATTTCGCACAAAGAATGGATATTGTGCCCGGATGCTATGCGCAGTGAGAGTTTGAAGCCATTTTGTCCAAGTCCGAGTGGATATGGTTGGACTTGGACATTCTGCACTAGGCAGGCTTCGCAGCTCGATTTTTTGCACTGTTTCGCGGTCATTTTCACCTCTCTGGTTAGTTTTAACATGGTGCTAAGTACCTTGCATCCAATATCTTGGGAAGTCCTTTCTGCAGTCCGGCGGATTTTTCCGGCACTTTTCTGAAGGGCGCTAAACTCGCTGGCACGAATGCCATTGGGATAGACCCCCTCCGAAAATAATCATTGACACAACTATACGGCTATATATTGATGTTCTGAGTTCACTATAAATCCGTATGGAAATATGTCAATGGCAAATTGAACAATG